AAGTATCGTTTCTGGGGCACATCACTAGAAGGAACACGTCAGGTATTCACTTATACTGAAATCTTGACAGACGACGTAATCGAGGAATACATCAATGATGAACTTATTGACTCGCGCCCTAATCCGCTTGGCGTTATTCCTGTTGTTCATATTCCAAACATTCGTATCAGCGGTAGCCCTTGGGGTCTCTCTGATTGCAATGACATTATTAGCATTAATCGGGCTTACAATGAAACTGCTACTGATATTGCCGACATTGTTAACTATCATGCTGCTCCAGTTACAGTTATCATTGGTGCAAAGGCTTCCCAACTCGAAAAGGGTGCCAACAAAGTCTGGGGCGGTCTCCCAAAAGACGCTAGAGTCGAAAATCTTGAGGGTGGCGCGCAAGGACTAAAAGGCGCTATGGACTTCTTGGCTATGATGAAGAAGTCTATGCACGAAATGGTTGGTGTTCCAGAGACAGCTCTTGGTCAAGCGCAGCCAGTATCCAATACATCAGGCGTAGCGCTTTCTATTCAATTCCAGCCTTTGATGAACCGCTACCACCAGAAGATTATTCAGTACGCACACGGCCTAGAGCGCGTCAATGAGCTTATCCTTCTTACTATTGGTCTAAAGGAACCTGAGCGCTTTGTTTGGGACCCAAATACAGATGTTAAATTGAAGAAGGGTCAAGTCCCTATCCTTAACCCTGATGACCCACTAACTTACCGTTCATACGTTCAGTTCCCAGCCCCACTCCCACTTGACAAGCTTATTGCTCTTAACGAGATTCAATCAAAGCTTTCGCTTGGTCTAGAGTCCAAGGAAGGCGCCCTTCGTGCCCTTGGCGAGGAGTTCCCAGCTGAGAAGCTAAATGAAATCCGTCAAGAACTCTTGGATGACGCCACAGCAGATGGCGCTCTCAAGCTTCTACAGACCCAAATTGAGAACGACATTATGAGCCTTACAGGTATGCAGTCACCTGCTGGCGGAAGCCCAGCACAGCCTGTTCAAGCCAACCCAGAGACAGGACAACCTGGAGTACCTGAGTCAGCGCTCCCACCTGTTATGGACCAGGCAAGCATGGCCGCAATGGTCGGCGAACAAGAGCTAAAGACAGCTCTTGTAACTGAAGCTTATGGAACCCAACTCCCACAGAGAAGGAATCCAGAAGAGTACGAAAGATAAGGGTTTATCCTGACATTTTCGTACTAAATAGAGAAAATAAATACATACGTTAGGTCATATGTGGCACGGGCTTAGGCTCAATTCGGATAACGACCCCTAGGATATAGAGGATAAGCAATGGATACTGCAACAAATATGGCTAACGCTTTTGAAGCGGAAGCCAACGTAGCTCCAGTCGTAAATGTGTCGGGCGTTGACGCACCGACTGCTACTGGTACACCAGAACCAACTAGTACTCAAAAGTTTTATACTGAAGAGGACCTAGCCCGTGTTCGTTCTCAAGAAAAGTCGAAGCTCTACCCAGAGATTGATTCTCTAAAGGAGCGCTTGGCTTCGTTTGAGAGAGAAAAAGAAGAAGAAGCAGCTCGCAAAGCAGCAGAAGCGCAAGCAGAAGCTGAACGTGCAAAGGCCGCAGCAGAGTCAGAGCTAGATGCTAAGTCTCTTCTAGACCTTCGTACAAAAGAGTTGCAGGAGCAGTTGGAGCGTGAGCGTCAGGAACGCGAACGAGCCTTCGCTCTTCTGGAGCGCGAGAGAACGTTTGCAGATTTGCAAGCTTATCGCCAACAAGTGTTAGAAGCTAACCGCGACAACATTATGCCGCAGCTAGTCAAGTACGTCCAGGGTAATACCCAGGAAGAGATTGACGCTAGCGTTGCAGATGTCGTAGCCCAAACTTCAGACATTCTTGCTTCTACGCAAGAGGTTCTACAGAACCAACGTAGAGAAATGAAGGGGACGAGTATTACGACTCCCCCAGCTGGACCACTGGAAACTAATTCGGAACAACGTATGTTAACGCCTCAAGAAATTGCTGGCATGTCGATGAATGAATACGCCAAGTACAGAGACAAGATTATGAGCTCATCGGCTCGTGGTCAAAGTCGTGGAATCCTCGGCTAAAACAAAAACCCACATCCAACTAACAAGGAGTCATAGCTAAATGGCATCAGGAATTACAGGTACCGGCAATCTTGCCGCGTCACCAACAGCGTACTCAGGTACAAACACCCAGCTCACACAGGCGATTCAGACAATCTGGTCTAAGGAAATTCTTTTCCAGGCCATGCCAATCCTTCGCTTCGAGCAGTTTGCAGTTAAGAAGACAGAACTCGGCGTAGCCCCTGGTCTTCAGATTAACTTCATGCGTTACAACAACCTCGGCTTTGCTTCACCACTTGTCGAAGGTGTACGTATGCAGACAAACGCACTCACAGCACAGCAGTTCTCAATCACAGTATCTGAGCATGGTTTTGCTCTTGCTGTTTCTGAGCTCTTGCTCAACGCTTCATTCGATGACGTAATGGCATCTGCTTCACGTCTTCTCGGTCGTAACATGGCTATCTACCTAGACCAGCTCTCACGCGACACCCTCTATGCAGCAACTTCAACCATCTACGGTGAAGACCGCTCAGGCTTGTACTCATCAACAGCTAACGCTGCTGGTAACAACCTCTACGCATACGGTAACCTCCCATCAGGTTCAGGTGCAACAGCACGTGCAAACATGACCGGAAGCTACTACCTCTCAACACGTACCGTTAAGGACGCTGTAGAGACCTTGGCAACAAAGAACATCCCACGGTTGGGCGAGACCTACGTTGCTTTCGTTCACCCTCACCAATCACGTCGTCTTCGCGACAACTCAGAGTTCATCGAAGTAACCAAGTACGCAGCACCTGGTAACTTCATGCTCGGTGAGATTGGCCGCCTCTACGACACAGTATTCATTGAGACCACACAGGTTCTCAAGGTTGCTGGTGGCGCAGGTGCTAACTACACAACTGACACAGCTGTTGCTAACCCAACAGTAACACCTGGCGGAGGTTACACAACCCCTGCTACATACACCGGTAACGGTGCAGCTGACCGCTACTCTGCTATCTTCATCGGAGATAACGCATTCGGTCACGCTATCTCACTCCCAGTCGAGCTCCGCGATGGTGGTATCCTCGACTTCGGCCGTGAGCATGCACTTGCTTGGTACTCAATCTTCGGACTTGGCCTAATCACCGACCAGTCTGTAGTTATCGCAGAGACCAACTAATACAACTAAATAGCTTAAAGGAGTGGGGGCTTCGGCCCCCACTCTTAACTAACTGACACTAATATGGAGGATTCAAATGGCTAAGAAGCCCACAGATGTAACAGGCCGAGTGCGCGAAGCACTCGTAGAAGGTAACCTTCAGGCCCAGCAAGAACGCGCAGAATCAATGTCAATGGCAACAGCGGAAGCTCAAATTAAGCTTACAACCGAAGTTATTGACGCAACAATCCCAGAACGTCAAACAGTAATTGTTGACGAGCCAATCACACTAGCATCAGTAAATGATGAAACAGTTGAGATTCGTGTTATTGAGAATATTGAGAACATGACACTTGGTTCTGGTAACAATTACAACTTTAAGGCCGGTCAGAAGTATCGTGTAACACGCGATGTTGCTGGTCACCTAAAGGAAAAGGGATACCTCGCAGGGGTTATCTAACATCTATTGTTCGATGTGGGCGGGCTCTTTTTGAGCCCGCTTCTTCGTTTGCACAGATTTTTTTACAAAAATCCGACACCATTGGATATGTAACGTTAGGAGTGTTGGGTGGCCCAATTAAGTGACCTTATCTCTAGGCTCCGTCTAGAGATTTCTGACCAACCATCGCAATTTGTCTATAAGGCTAGCGGTGACGGTACTTCTACTGCCTATACGCTTGGCTACAAGCCAGTAGACCCTTTGACGCTTCAGGTTACGGTAAACGGTAACCAGTACACCAACCCTCAGAACTATACTGTTGAGGAAGAGATTGGTGTTATTCATCTAAAGGAAGCTCCAGCGCCAGGAACCCCTATCGTTGTTACGGGTAACGCTTATCGCTACTTTACCGACGCTGACCTTATTACGTTTATCAATACTGCTGTTACCCAGCATACATATAACCGCACCGATTCTTTTGGTTCTCAAATTACAATCGGCAGCCTTCCTACAGTTGAAGAGTACCCACTTACAATTTTGTCTTCTATTGAAGCGCTTTGGGTTCTTGCCACTGACGCGGCTTACGATATTAACATTACTGCCCCAGATGGCATTGTTATTCCCCGCGCTCAGCGCTATCAACAACTTACTAGCCTTATCTCTCAGCGCATAGAGCAATATAGAACACTTTGTGCGCAGCTTAACATCGGCCTATACCGTATCGAGATGGGTACGCTTATCCGCACCTCTCGTACAACTAACAAGCTTGTTCCTATTTATATGCCACAAGAGGTTGACGACAGCCGCCGTCCAGAGCGTGTCTATATTAAGAATGACCTT